CAAGCCGTCGAAGACCGAATCGCACAGCTCGATTTTATATTAATGAAACATAGCGATCCAACGTTATACGGTCCCGACCTAGAAGGCGTAGGTAACAGTGTTAGTTTTGGCGGGAAATACATTCCGATTACAAAAGAAGACGCAACACCGGGCGCTATTACGTGGGACGGTCAACTAGATTACGTATTTAAGGAAATCAACTTCCTAGTTTCGTATATCTTCCAAATGAGCGAAACGCCGCAATGGTTATTCGGTACAACGATGGCTGACGGCGACTCAGGCGGAACAGGAACGTCGCATACAGACGGCGCAGCAATCAAAGCGCGCTTCATGCCGATACTTTCGAAGGTTCGTAGGATCCGCAACCACTACGATAAAGCAATTCGCGATGCATTATATACGTGCTATCTTTTCGATTCACAATTCGGTGAATACGAAGGCGAATCAGTCTATCCAAAGATCATGTGGAAAGATGGAATCCCTAAAAACGAAAAAGAAGAAGCCGAAATCATGCAAATTCGTACGTCGGGTAAATCTACGCTAGATGTTCAGTCGGCAATTAAGCGTCAGGACGAAGTAGACGACGACAAAGCGAAGGAAATCATGGACCGTATTGAAGAAGACGAGAAAGTCGCAACTGGCTTCGTTGATTCTTCCGTTTTCAATCAAAATACAACGCCAACAACAACGGAGGAGGCGACTGAGTAATGCGAGAATTACCGCCTCCGAATTACGAATATGAGATTTCGAAACTAGTGAACGTGTATAAGCAGGCGATGTTTGATATACAGCGGGAGCTAGAACGCGTTGACTTAACGAACTTTCAAAGAGCTAACGCAATGGCTACGTTGAAGTCAATCACCGATATTCTCCGAGAGTTAGACGCAACTACTGGCGCCTGGGTTGAATCGAATGCGCCTGTCGCAGTAAGTGATGGCATTGTTCGCTCAATTATAGCGCTAGAGATTGTCGGTACAGTCGCTGAAGCAGAAAAAATCGTTACATTTAGCCGACTTAACAGCGAATTAATTAAAGCAGTCGTAGCAGATACGCAAGACAGTTTGCTGAAGGTTACGCAGAACGTAGAGCGAAAAGTTCAAGTTGTTATTCGCAAAACAATGGCGGAAGTGCTCCGCGCAAACGCTACTAAAGGTATAAACGGTACATCGGCGCTGACGAGCGAAGTAGTAGCGAAATTACGCGAGCAATTAGGTTCCGCAATTGATACCGGTATTGTTGACGATATTAATAGACGTTGGAAACCGGAAGTTTATGCGGAAATGGCTGTACGAACGAAAATGCTTGAAGCGCACAAAGAAGCGACTATGAACGACGGTATCAGCCGCGGCGCTAATTACGGTGTGATTTCGAGGCACGGCGCTAAAGATGCGTGTCGTAACTGGGAAGGCAAAATCGTAAAGCTAACGCCAGCAGCCGAAGGAGATTATCCGTATATCGGCGATCTACCTAACCGAGAAATATTTCATCCAAACTGTAAGCACGTAGTTAGTCCAGTGAAACGGCCTGACCGCGTATAAAACTCGCCTTACGAAACGGCATTAAACTTTCGGATATTATAAGCGACGGCTTTAAAACGGAGGAGATACTATGAGCGAAGAAATCAAAAACGAACAAGTCGAAGTTGAACAAACGGAACAACAAGTCGAGGCGCAGCCCGAAGTCAAAACGTTCACACAGGACGAAGTAAACGAATTAATCGAAAAACGCCTGCAACGTGAGCGCAAGAAGACCGACAAGTATTCCGATTACGACGAGATCAAAACGAAAGCGTCCGAGTATGAAAAGTTACTCGAAGAAAAACGCATGTCTGAGCTTTCGGAAAAAGAACGTTTAGAGGAAATCGCTAAGAAGTACGAAGAGGAAAAGCAGGGATTGGCGAAAGAGCTTGAAGCAGTACGCGAACAGGCTAAACGCAAGGATATCGTCAATGCATTCATTAAGGCGGCACCAAGCGTAAACATTCCGGCTGACCGTATCGACGCTGCTTTAAAATTAGCCGACTTATCCGCGGTAGAAGTCGAAGAAGGCGAAGTAAACGGATTAGATGTCGTGTTGAATACGCTTGTTGAACAATATAGCTTTTTATCGGAGGTAAAGAAGCCGCAAAAGCCAATCGGCGAAAGCACGAATGGAAATCGCGATACTTCCGAGAAGACAGCCGAGCAATTACTAAGCGATGCGATGACGAAAGCAAAGCGTACAGGCAAACTAGAAGATCGTATGGCTGTCGCAGCGTTAAAGCGAGAATTAGGCATTTAATATCAACGTTTAAGCAGGCGCCTTTTATGGGCGTCTTTTTTAATTCTAAAAAACTTTAAATTACAGGGGGATTCACTCACATGGCAAAAATTTATGATGCTAGTCTTATTGGTAAAAAGCAATCGGTAGTAGATGAAATTCTTTTATTAAATCCACATCAAACACCTTTACTTTCATTACTAGGCTTCTCTGAAGCAGTAACGCAAACAACTCACCAATGGTTTGAAGATGAAATGATCGCTGACGAATCAACAGTAGCAGGCGCTAAATTAGTTTCTGATACTTCTGTTGTAGTTGCTAGCGCTGAACCTTTCCGCGTTGGTCACGTTGTTAAAATCGGCGAAGAGTTATTACTTGTTACTGCGGTTGCAGGTACTACTTTAACTGTTACGCGTGGATATGCTGGAACTACTGCAGCAGCAATCGCTGACGGAGCTAAAATCGAAGTACAATTCGTTGAAGGTCAAGAGGGTGCTGACGTTCGTGGAGCTCGTTACAAAGCGCGCGTTCCGAAGTCCAACAAAACTCAAATCTTTGATGACGCTGTTGAAATCTCTGGTACAGCTGCAGCGGTTCAACAATACGGAATCGGTGATTTATACGAGTACGAAAAACAAAAGAAGCAAGTTGAATTAGCGCTTCAGTTAGAAAAAGCATTAATTAACGGTATCCAATATGAAAACGGTCAAATCCGTCAAATGAAAGGTATCCGTCAATTCATCCAATCTAANGTAACAAACGTTAACGGCGCATTAACTTTAGACGCTGTAACTAACTTAGGNCAATCAATCTACGAAGCTGGCGGTTTCGCTACNGGCGGAGACTACAAAGTAATCGTAGGCGCTAAACAAAAACGTAAACTTTCTGCGCTTGATACTAACAAAGTNCAAATCGGACGCAGCGAAAACTCTCGTGGTGAAGTAGTTGACACGTTAATCAATGACTTCGGTCAATTCGAAATCGCGTTAAACAACAACTTGGCTGCTGACGAGTTANTATTCGTTGACACTAACCGTATGGCTATCCGCCCACTAGTAGGACGCGAATTCTTCCACAAATTCATGGGAGANAAAGGTGACTACACTGTTGGTATGTTAGTTGGAGAATACACATTAGAATTCAAACAAGAGAAAGCNCACGGACGTCTTAAAGGACTTAACTAATTAANACAAACGGCTCGCAGTTGATTCTGCGGGCTTTTCTTTTAGGTGGTGAATATCTTGGCAGAATTTAAATCGCATTACTTATCACTTGGCTTTTATGTAGGCGNAGAGTTTCACAAATTTAACGACGGTCGNTTCGTAACTGAAGACGACGCAATCATCGCAGAACTTGAATCGCTAGTTGACGTTCAACGCGTCGACGAACCAAAAGCGGAGGCGAAACCGGCGGCCAAGCCGAAAGCAGCACGCAAACCCTCCGCGAAATAACTTTAACCGGAGGTGCTTTACGTGTGGAACTTAACGGAAGCCAACGACTATATCAAGTTTAACGCTATTGATAACGAAGATTTCCTCGACGCGGACGATGATCGCAAGCAACTGTTACTTAACGTTAGCAAGCGCACAATCGACCGCAAGTTCAAAGATATCGAAATCCCCAACGAAGCCTATTACCTGTTTGGCGCTGCCCTCGGCGCAATCTTCAACGATACGAACAAAATGGCGCAGCAAGGCGTTGCTAGTTTCGGAGTAGCAGGCATTAACTTCACGTTCAAAGACGGTATTGGCTCGAAGAACGGTGCACCGGTAGATTTAGCGGGTTTTATTCCCGACGAAGTATACGAAATGCTGGGCGTCAGTCGAGCGCGTACCGTGAAATGGACGGTGTTGTAAATGGCGATTATTGCAATGAAACAAAAGGCGACGCGTAAACGTCCAGGCGCAAAAGACGACTGGGGAAACGTTACTAGCGAACCTAGTGAATTAA